ATACGGAAAGAGTAGTTTTTTGATAAGCGATTCATACAGACATAACCGATTAAGATGGACAATAAAAGATTTTCTGCCACCATCGTATTGAATAGAAAAAAGCAATACGAAAAGTTGTTAAAGCAATATCTAAAAAAACAATACGAGGCAAAGAAATGATGAAGGAGTTGTTGTTTTTAAAAACAAAATATTGGCTACTCGCGTTAGTAACGATATTCCTTCCTATCAAAGAACTAATGATTACCATTGGTTTTTTAGTTGGCGCGGATATGGTCGTGGGTATTTGGAAAGCAATAAAGTTAGGCATCAAAATCCGTTCACGCAGAATGAGCGATAGCGTAACAAAAATGCTATTGTATCAACTCGCTATCGTTAGTGGATTTTTAATTGAAACCTACATCATCGATCAGTTAATCCCCATTACTAAATTAATTGCAACGGTGGTAGCTGTGATTGAGTTTAAATCAATTGTTGAATCCATTGAAGCGGTTACAGGAAAGGATTTGTGGGGTAAGATAAAGACGTTAGTAGGTAGGAAAAACGAGGATATAAAAGACATCATGAACGATGAGCCAGTTAAGTAAATACACCACGCTCCAAGAAGTCATTAAAAGCAATCAAGCGAGTGTACTTCAAATTCCAAACATTCCAAATGCTGAGCAGGTTGCCAATTTGAAATTGGTATGTACGGAAGTATTTGATAAAGTTCGTGAACATTTTGGTAAACCAATTGGGATTAGCAGTGGATTCAGATCGGTTGAATTAAATCAACGCATTGGTGGTGCTAAAGCATCGCAGCACATGGAGGGAAAGGCACTCGATATTGATGGCGATTTGTTTGGCGGTGTAAGTAACAAAGCGATTTTTGAATACATAAAAAACAATTGTACATTTGATCAACTCATTTGGGAATTTGGTACAGAAAATAATCCTGACTGGGTTCATGTGAGTTACAACAAAGGAGTAAATAGAAAACAAATACTACGAGCGATAAAAAGCGGTGGGAAAACTATTTACAGACCTTTTTAAATATGACAAAACAACCAACAAAAACTGAATTAGCGCGTGAGTTGAGAAGTAGATTTCCGGACGCTCCAACGCTAACACTCGCAAAGAAATTAGCTAAAGAACATTTCGAAACTTTTTTAAGTGTTGAAGAAGCGCGATCAGTATTGCGTTACATCGAAGGCAAGAAAGGAGTGCAAAGCAGAAAAGATTTGGGTAGTAAAAGAGAATTTGTAATGGACAAAGAAAGGTCACGCACTCCATTCAATTTACCGAAGTCGTATGCGAAAGGAAGGAAGCATTTTGATATCAAAGGTCAGAAGGTTTTAATCTTATCCGACATTCATATCCCATACCACGACATTGACGCGTTGAGCGTTGCAATCCAAACAGGAATTGATGAGGAAGTTGATACAGTGATTTTAAATGGTGATGCGCTCGACTGCCACATGATTAGCGATTTTGTAAAGGATCCAAAGAAAAGAAAGTTCAAGGATGAGTTGTATGCAATGCGCAGTTTTTTGAGTGAATTACGTGGCCAATTTCCAAACGCGGAGATAGTTTACAAAGAAGGAAACCACGAAGAACGATACTGGCGTTATATGCGTGTTAAAGCACCAGAACTATTCGACATTGATGCGTTTGATTTTCCAACGCTAACCCATTGCGATAAGCACAACATTAAATGGCTAGATGGAAAGAGCAAATTAAACATTGGGGGATTGTCTATATTTCATGGTCACGAATTTGGAAAGCAATTTCTTCCATCTGTAAACGTGGCGCGTGGGTTGTTTTTAAAGACAAAAGCGAACGCGATGTGCGGCCATCATCACCAAACTGCGGAACATACTGAACGCGATGTAAATGGAAAGGTAATAACCTGTTGGGGTGTTGGTTGTTTATCTGAATTGTCACCTGATTACAATCCATACTCAAAGTACAATCATGGGTTCGCCATCATTACGCGAGGAATTAACAAAGCATTTCATGTTAAAAACTACCGCATACATGAAGGAGCAATTTATTAAATACATTGCGTTTGTTGTTGGGTTGGTTATGGCATTTATTGTTGGGAAAAATTCATGCAATTCCAATCGGTTACAAATTGTAACCAACTCAGATACGGTTGTAGTTCTGAAAGCACGAATTGATACCATACAAAAGGAACGAATTAAACTAAAGACGATTTATGAAAAGGAAGTTGATACTATTTATTTGTATGATTCTATTTCCATTGATAGCGCATACACAAAGGCAATACAAAAGCTACGCGATTACGAGCGCGCTGGATTCTATCAGTAAAGAAAAAAGGTTGATTGTGTTGGGAGTTACTCAACTGAATTATTTGATTATAGACAATCAAAAGTTATGTCAAGAAAATCAGGCGTTAACCAAGATAAATGAGCTTAATGTGTCATATATTGCACAAATTGAGCGCGAATTGAACGATATAAGACAAGTTAATGAACGAAATATTCAATCAAAAAAAAAGTGGCGCAGAGCCACTCTTTATTCGGTTAGTTTGAACGCTATCTTTTTAACGACATTATACGTTTTAAGTAAATAGCGAAGTCGAGTGCTTCCTCATACGCATGATTTAACCATTCTTGTTCGCTTAAATTCGCTTTGTCCACAGTTACACCGTACTTCATTCGTCCCATCTTTTCACGTGCAATGAGATCGGTAATTACTTCTTTGTAAATATCACTTTGGCAGTGTTCAAAGTCATGTGTTATATTCATTTTACTTCTAATTTAGGTTGAACATCTTTTTGTTTACGGATAAATTCGGTTAATTCGGGCAGCATCCAATATCCATAGGTTGACATTTCATAAGTAAAATCATCAATCTGTTGAGTTATGTCGGGCAGTATTGCGCCATCCGCATTCCACAACGCGGTTATTGTCTTGCCGTGTTCACGCTGGATGATGTCGTTCAGTCGTTTCAATAACATTTTCGTTTGATGATTGTAGAACCATTTGATTGGTTCGCATTCATCGCCTGCGTAAATGGACGCTTGTAACCACATTAACAGATTCAACACTTTTACCTTTTCTAATTCATCTTTTGTAATTTCAGTTTTCATCTTTACCTCCGTATGTTTCGTTGTAGTATCTTTCTGCTTGTTTACTTCCTTCAATTTCTAACGTATAAATTAGACCTGTTAAGTGTGCATCAACTATCTGCTCTTGTTCCATTTGTAGTGCTTCATCAATAATAGATGATGGTAACTGTGATTGAAGAATAGGCCATTGTTCTAATAGCCATTGAACTGCTGTCTGTTTTTTGTCGCTCATATTTTCTGTTTTTTGATTATCAAAAGAGTTTGTGTATAATAGATGCGTCTATTCAGATGTTATGCGAGATCTAATGACAACTGCTTCACTTCTTTTTGTGGGCGATAATACTCACTAGTTAAAAAATCGTACTGAAACCAGTTGTTTGAAAATTTCTTCCAAAAAGTATCTTGATTAATCTGCATAATATTTCCACCACAATCATTGCATTTAGTGTGCTTTTTCGGGCAATTATGATACACAGCTTCACACCCAGGGTCTGGACAAACTTTAATTAATAATTCCATTTTTGTATTTCCAATTATTGACACTAAATTGAGTTTGCTGTCAATTTATAGTTCATCATTAATTTCTTGAGCAATTAACTTGAGTGCGTATTTAGCACCTGCCATAAACGCGAAGTAAGATTCGCCACTCATTCCATCGCCACCGAACGCTGCGTAGTATTCGGCTTCTAATTTGATCATTTCATTTAGTTTCATTTTGTTTTGTTTTAGATTTCAAATATATAAAATTAATTTAACCAAAGGCATATTTGCCAAAATTCTTTTTTAATTCATAGAACGCGCGCATCATTATCGCATCTGCAAAGTCGGGAGATATGCCGTACTTCTTTTGTAATGTTTCCTTATTGGTAACTCGCAGCTTACCATCGCTATCAATTTTTTCCCTGCGTATCATTTCGAGTTCTTTTACAATCGTGTCCTTATGCGTGGATTCAAAAGTAATGGCATTAGTTGTTATCAATTCACCGAGTTTGAAGTAACAATCTGCTTTAAGGTTCATGTAATTGTCGCGAACTGCTTTTGATCCATTGAGAAACCCTTTACATTTCATGAAGTCAACCACTCCACCGCCAATACCATCCTCATCGCATAGCACATTCGACAAACGAACACCGTTGGATTCTGACAACTGGCGAATGGTATCAACCACCTCATTAATTGGTTTGTGTTTTAACACAATAAACTTCTCCGCGTGTAATCCATTCCACAACACGATTACCGTTCTATCATTTCCCATCCGCGCAATATCCGCAGTAATGAATTTGTCATTATTTGACTTGTCATTATTTGGCAAACGAAAACAACGCAACAAATCATCGTATTCATAAATGCGGTCTTTTGTTTCATCGTAGTCCCAATCGCCTTCTAACAACCTTTTGCGGTCAATGATTGGCAGCATTTGTAATGATTCCAAATACACCTCTGAAACGTGGGGGTTATCTGTTGGCAATGCCTGTATAAATCGCCTATCTTTTCTTATTGTGCCATTCCTTTGAGCATCAAAGAACTCATTGTATAACCATCCTTTATGTGGGTTGCAAGTCATCAATAACTTCGGTTTATCATTAATTAACTTGTAACGCAAACGCGAGGAAAGGATGTCAATACATTTTTGGCTAACCTCTCCAGCTTCATCCACGAAGGCATCCGTTAATTCGATAGAACCAAATCTTTGGAACTCGGGATCACTCGGTAAGTCAGCTAAATCCATCAATATAATTTGACTGCCGTTATAGAATTTGACAACGTGGTCTTGACCGTTATACGTCCAATGCTTATCAGGATTCAACCCATACATCGAACACAATTCAAAGAACGTGGCCATCGTTGAAAGGCGCAGTTTTTTAAGTTCAGAACGACCGATCAACCCGCGAGTTCCGGGATATTTCAATCGTCTTTTTATTTGCCAATCACAACCTAAAAACGACTTGCCCGAACCAGCACTTCCGCCATATAACAACTGCCTACAATCGTTGTCGATGGATAGCTGTTCGAGTGCTTCAATTTGTTTCTGATGGTATTTCATTGATCTGCGTAAATAGTATATCCATTCGTATTAATTGCTTCAATAGGTTTTCATTATCACATTGTTTTTTGATGTGATATTTCTTTCCATACAATTCAAATCGGACGTTATATATCTTCATTGCTCAACATTTTTGGTTGTTGATATTCGCCTCTGTTATCTAGTGGAATGAAGCCTGAGCCATTCCCATGCACCACCTTCATAAAATCAACCTCCACCTTTGCACTGTTGACTATTACTTGTGCTACATCTGAGATAGTCTGAGCTTTCTCAATGTCTATCTCTCCATCTTTCAGCATTTCAATGACCTCAAAGAGATGGTTTCTAAGATCCTCAATTTTGTTTCGCGCCATGATTTCTGATTGTTTTTTTAAGTTTTGATATTGTTTTTATTGCTTGCACTATTTCTTGTGGATACCGCTGGATAGCGTTCCTCAGCATTGCCTCTTTGTATGAGATCATCTCTAGGTTAGTAATGTCACAGTTCAATCTGTCATTACTCTTGAATACTACCTTATGTTTTGGTGGCACTTGTCCATGATGTTCCTCCCACACAATTATATGAACTGCTTTCCATTTCTTAGGGTCTGCCACCTTTCTTTCTTTGTAACCATCCTTTGTGATTCTTTCACTACCTACTGGCTTGTAGTTATGTGGCATCTGTCCTTTCTTGAACTCGGTAGCAGGATTCAGCCTCATGTACTGACCTTTGTTCCAGGCTGGTTGTCCTTTCTTGTATCTGTAAACCTTGCCTGACTCTAGCAAATTCTTATTGGTCTTGTGCAACATAGCTGCATACCTTTCGGGAGTCTTTCGAATTTTTCGATTACCTGCAATATGATAGCATGTACTTAGTGGTATTCCATGCTTTTCAGATAGCTCTTTTGTATCAGTGTGGGGATATTCAGCTACTATCTTATCAATTATTTCTTGACTTAATTTTTTCATCTGTATTTGATTTTATAGCAGGGTTCACAATAAGGTCGTGAATTTCGAGTGATGGCAATGTTGGCTTCATCAATATAATAGTAGATATGTTTTCCGCAAAAACTTTCATTACATCCATTGCATTTGAACGCATCTTTTTTCTTTACTTCACATCCGCACGCTGTCATAACTTATCAATTATTCGTTGCTGCAAAATCGTGCTATCCATGATGTCCGCATATAACCTGCGCATCAACTCTTTTTGAACTGATTGATTGAACGAGATTTTTTCATCTTTATTCATGCGCTCCAATCGTGTTTTTGTCAAATGCAAATCTTCAATCACTTGGAATCGTGCAGCGAACTTCCATTGTTTCCATTGTTCGTCTGTCCAGCAGTCATCGTTAATCGCTTCGAGTTCGTAAAACTTCGCAATGAAGTTAGGCGCAAGAATCATTACCGTTGTCCGTTGGTTCTCCTTCCATCGTTGGATATCTGTTGTGAACATTTCCTTCCAATTGATTGGTTCATTGTATTCAGCAATGGGTGTTTCCATCTTTGTTTTCTTTTTTTCGAGCGCGATATTCATTTGGTTACGGACATTCGTGTAGTTCTTTAGGACATCCGATTGGAACTGAATCGTTATCATGCCATAGTTTTCAACGCGTGTAAATTCAACCCCTGCCGCGTTCATTTCAAATGCCAACGCGTATTCACCGATCGTTGTGTATGCGTAGTAATGTATCGCGTTAGTAAATAGCATTTGCGTTTCTTCACTGGATGGCAGTTGTTTGATTCCGCTTATTACAACCGTTCGCGCAATTAATGATTTGAACATTTGCAGCGTGATGTCGCACAATCTAACCTGTTCCTTTGCTTCGAGATAGGCACGTTCATTAGGAGTTAACCCACTCTTGTAGTTGAGTCCTTTGTATTCTACCAATTGTGTCATTGTTTTGTTTTTTATTAGTTATAAATTCGTGTAACTTCCATGCTGATCTCATCGCTGCTTTCCAGTCCTTCATCTTCTTCTTGCCGTAATACCAATTGGTATTTGTGTAATGACTGATAAAGATGTCTGCAAAGTTAAGAGCATCTTCAGTTTGAGCATTTGGCACACGTTCGATGAAGTATTCAGCGACCTGTTCAAGCGTTGGCGGTGTGAATCTGTTGCTGTCGCTTTGTTTCTTTTGGAGTAAGTAGTCGAGTTTTATGTGCAATTCGCGCACCTCTCTCAAGATTTCCGTAAGTTCGTTCATGTCGCCATTTTTTTGTAGTTAGTAGTTCGTCAAATGTATAAATTTTTTTATTATTCAATATGCGGATCACTTCATTTATTTTTTTCTGAAACTTTTTGTCCGTAGCAACCAGCGCATCAAATGCCTTCATGTTGTGAATCATTGTGGCATGATGGCGGTTTAGATGACTTCCCATTTTCGCGAAACTCCAATCCGTTCCCATGCGCAAAAAAGTAGTGTAAATAATTCGAGCATCATTAAACTCGCGATACCTCAACCTGCAAAACAATTCATGTGGTGCAATTTTACAGACGTTGCAAACTGCTTGCAATATCTCATTGGTTAATTCGTTACCATCTGGCCGCACCATTTTTTCTTTGTCGTATTTAATGATTTCAGTTAGTGTTGAAGCGTTGGGATTAGTCACGATGTCATGCAACAAATCGAATGCGATGGGGGATTGAATCATGTTCATCTTTAATTTGTCGTATGCATTTAATAAATACTTATTCATCACCTTCGTTTTTAATTGTTATTACGCTGCTATTTATTGCCATCTGAACTATTATCTTAATGTCGATGTTCAGTTCATCGGATATCTTTTGAATGTCAATTAAACGCATATACACTGGGTAATTGACATAACGCCATGCGGTTGGGTAACTCACTCCGATAACGCGCCCAAATTTGAGCGTGTTACCGAAGTGGTTTTTAATTAGTTGTTGAAAATCTGTTTTCATTCTATTTGCAATTGTAATGTGCTTATCCATTCGTTAGGTATTCAGAAAGGAAGGTCAGTATTGTCATTGGCATACTCCTCTCTGACTTGAGAAGGTATAGAACTGCTCTTGATGTTAGCATCCATCTTCCTATCATTCAAGGCATTGTCAACAGCGTCTTGATTAGCCTGTTGGCCTGTGGTTAAATAATGCTCGAAATACAATGCGCAGTTCACATATTTGTAAGGTTCTTCACCTGCACCAATCGCATCAACCGCAGCTTTCAAAGCAACCGCACGAGCGATTTCCGCTTTATCCTGCGGTGATTTTTGGAATGATCCACTACCATTACCACTAAATGATTTGGCAGGTG